CAACGCATCGGGGACCTATTCTTTTGATTTCACCACGCGCGTCTATTACGGCTACTACTACCACCTCACGCTGGGCGTGACCGCCGAGTCCACGGGGCCAAGCCACCGCGCGCGCATCGACGATCCCCTCACCATCGCGCTGTCCGACGGCGTCTCCTTCACGTCGCTTTCCGGCACGAGCTATACCGCCGCGCCCGTACCGCCCTCGCTTCTCCTTCTCGCCCCCGGTCTCATCGGCCTCGCGGCAGCAAGGAGAAGGTTCAGGAAGTAACCGCGCACAAAATAACCTCGAAGGGCAGGGCCGGATAGGCCCTGCCCTTTTTTGTCGGTGCGGATGGAGCTTTCCGAAGGAGCCGCTCCCGTATCACCTTCTGCGCCATGTCCCAACTATGCCCCTATGATGCCCCTTCTATGTCCCTATGAGGACTTCCGCTCTCTCCTCTGATGCGTCACACTTATCCCTATGAGCAGTGCAACCCCCAGAGGACCGGCACCGATAACCGCAAGCGACGCAACAGGGCAGTGCGCACAGCCGGCGGCACCCACCGCACCCCGTACCGCATCCCATGTATCTGTTGTCCCCCCTCTTCCCCCGCCCGACGTCCCGTGTGCCCCTCCGCTCCCTGCATTGGAGGCAGCCGGGGCGACGTTCGACCGTATTGCCGCCGAGCTGTGCGCCATCGCCTTCTCCCGCATCGACGACTATATGAGCGTGGGCGAGGGCGGCACGATACAGGCAAAGACGTTCGAGCAGATCGGGCGGCAGCCGGGCGGGCCGGCGAGCCTGGCGGCGGTCAGGAAGATCAAGGAGCACAGCCGCGTGAGCAAGAGCAAGGACGGCGAGACGATCTACACGGAATCGCGTGTCGAGTACGAGCTGTACGACAAGCAGGCCGCGCTCTGGCGCCTGATCGAGCTGAGGGGAGACAAGCCCGCGGATACGGTCGAGCATTCCGGCGTCATCATCATGAAGCCCGACCGGATGACGAAACCGAAGGAGACAGGAAAGAAGGCCCATGAGTGATCGCTCGATAGAACCGGAAGCACACGCCGCAGCGCGCACCCGCGCGTCTCTCCCCGTGCCGCCCGACCTCAAGCTTGGCGGGCGCTCCGCAGACGTCAAGGAATACGTCGTCCTCCCGACGCTGCGCAAGTTCCACGAATCGGCCGCCCAGATCCGCTGCATCGTCGGGCCGGTCGGGTCGGGGAAAACGTCCGCCGCCACCTGGGAGCTCTGCTACTACCTGCCGCAGTTCCTCTTTGAAGAATACGCCATGCGGGATACGCGGTGGGTCGTGGTGCGCAATACCTACCAGGAGCTGCGCGACACGACCATGCGGACGATCTTCGACTGGTTCCCCTGGGGCAGGCACAGGAAGCAGGAGAACATCTACCTGCTCAAATACCCCGAAGGCTTCACCGTGGAGATACTCTTCCGCTCCTGCGACAACCCGGACGATGTAAAGAAGTTCAAGTCCCTTGAGATCACCGGCTATTGGATCGACGAGAGCATCGAAGTGGCCGACGAGATCAAGCGGATGCTCAAGAACAGGATCGGCCGTTACCCGCAGAAATGCCCCGTGCGCTTCGGCATCGAGACGACCAACCCGCCCGACGTGGAGCACAGCACCTATACGGACTTCGACTGGTCCGCCACCGGCCATCCGGGGCCGGTGAGCGAGAACAAAAAGCCGCTGCCCAACCACGCGGGCTTCTGGCAGCCTCCGGGCGAGAACAATGCGAACCTGCGGCCGGGCTACTACGACGACCTGCGCAACGACTACCGGGACAACAAGGACTGGATAGAGACCTACATCGAGGGGAGGCCCGGCGTCATCGTGCAGGGCAAGCTCGTCTACAACAACTTCAGGAAGGACCACCACGTCGCGGCCAAGCCGCTCGTCTGGGCGGGCGGCACGCTCTACCGGGGCTGGGACCATTCGGGCAACACCCCCGCGTGCGTCGTTGTCCAGGTGCCGGCGGCGGGCCGTGTCCACGTCATGCGGGAGTTCCACACGGACAAGCTGGGCATCGAGGACTTCGCGCAGATGGTCCAGACCTCATGCAACCTGCTCTTCCCCAACGCGCAGTACCAGGACTGGGGCGACCCTGCGGGGAACAACCAGTTCAGCAAAAAGGGCGGCGGCTTCACGAGCAACACGCAGCTCGTCAGGGAGGCAACGGGCATACGCATACGGCCGAGCGATCAGAACTGGGTGGCGCGGAAGGAGTCGGTGGAAAAGCAGCTCGGCCGGATCGACGGTCTGCTCATCAACCCCTCGTGCGTGAGGCTCATCAACGGCTTCATCGGCGGCTACCACTACAGGGAGATCGGCGTGACGGGGCAGTACGGCGACAAGCCGGAGAAGAACAAGTACAGCCACGTGCACGATGCCTTGCAGTACGTCATGCAGAAGATCACCGGCAACACGATGGAGATCACCGAGCAGGAGGGCCTGCGGCGGAAGATGGCGAAGCAGGCGCAGGCGCGCAATCCGCTTAACGACTTTCTCAAGGGAGACTGATATGGGGAGCTTATTCTCTTCACCATCCACCCCCGATGTGGTGACGGTTCCTGTCTACGATAACACGGCGGCAACAGCCGCGGCGGAAGCGGCCGCAAAGGCCGAAGCGGAAGCGGCACGGAAGCGCAAGGGGCGGCGGTCAACCATCCTGACCGGCCCGCAGGGCGATGTGTCGAGCGCGCCCACAGCAAAAGCCGAATTACTGGGTGGATAGATGGCCGACGAACAGAGCAAAGTCCGCGAGATCAGAAAGCGCCTCTCGCAGCTTGAGCAGCTACGCAAGCCCTACGAGCCGATGATCGACGAGGTGATCGAGTACGTCAACCACGGCCGCCGCTCCATCTCCGGCAACGAGGCGAAGGGCCGGCGGACGGGACAGCAGGTCTACGACGGCACGGCGATCAGCGCGGCGCAGATATGCGCCAACGGCCTGTTCGGCTATATGGTGGCGCCGTCGATCAGGTGGTTCGGTCTGACGCTGCCCGTCACGCTGAACTTCCCCCGCGCCGGCGGCATGCGCTCGTGGAGCGGGAAGAAGCTCGATGAATACCCCGGCGTCAAGGAATGGCTGCAAGACTACGAAGACGTACTCTATGCCTCATTTCAGCGGTCCAACTTCTACGAGGTGATGCCGGGCGTCATCTACGACGCCGTGACCATCGGGACCGTGCACCCCTACTGCGAGGAAGATGTGAAGACCGGGCGCGTCGTCTTCCAGCAGCCGCATTTCAGGGAGTGCTACTTTGCGGAAGACCAACACGGCAGGGTCGACACGCTCTATCGCAAATACCCGCTCACGTTGAAGCAGCTCGTGGAGAAGTTCGGGGAGAGACGGTTGACGGACATCGACCCGAATATCGGGACGGGCCTCGAGAACAATCCGTTTGCCGAAAAGACGGTCATCCATGCCATAGAGCCGCGCATCGAATATGACAAGAACATCCTGAACAGCAAAAACAAGCCGTGGGCGTCGTACTGGTTGTTCGACACAGGCGAGAAGCTGTTGAGTGAATCGGGCTACGACGAGTTCCCGCACTTCACCTGGCGCTGGTGGAAGAACAACGACGAGATATGCGGGCGCTCCCCTGCATGGCAGGCATATGCGGACATCATGATCGCGCAGAGCGAAGGGAAATCGAACCTCGTTGCAGGCCAGAAGATGGCGGAGCCGCCCATGGTCGGCATCGACAAGCTGCGCGGCCTGGTCAACAACCGGGCGAAGGGCTGGACCTGGGTGGAGGACATGCAGGACATACCGAGGCCGCTCCTTGAAGGCATCCAGCTTCCCTATGCGCTCGAGCTGCAGGAGCGGCGCGCGAAGATCATCAAGGAAGCATTCTATGTCGATTTCTTCCTGATGCTGTCGCAGGCGGCATTCCAGAACGTCGACCTGAAGGTCATCCAGATCATGGAGATGCAGGGCGAGAAGGCGGCGATACTCGGCGTGATGATCGGCAGGATGCAGGCCGAGCTGCTCGACCCGGTGATCGACCGGGTTGCAGGCATCGAGGGCAGGGCAGGCAGGCTGCCCGTGCCGCCCGATATCGTCCTCGAGCACGCGGGTGAGCGCATCGATGTCGATTACCTCGGCCCGCTCGCACAGGCACAGAAACGCCTCTTCAAGGTACAGAGCATCAAGCAGGGGCTCGAACTGGCAGGGGCCATTGCGTCGGTAAGCCCCACGTCGCTTCGGCGCGTGAACTGGGACAAGGCGATGCAGATAGCCCTTGAAGAATCGGGCTTTCCCGCTGAGTGCATCTTCGATGACGAGACGATAAAGAGGATCAACGCGGAGATCGAGCGTCAGCAGCAGGCTCAAGCAGCATTACAGGGGGCTGCCGAGATAGCAAAAGCTCTGCCGGGAGCCGCAAAGGCCGCAGAACCGGGAAGCCCCCTTGAAGCATTGATGGGAGCGGCGCAGCAATGAAGAACACAGGCATTGAGGAGCGCAGTACGGCAGAGGCAAGCGCCAGACACGAGTTGATCGCCAAGTACCGGCACGTGTTTTTCGGCTCGCCTATGGGCCATGACGTACTGGCCGACATCCTGCAATCCGCACGCTTCCTGCAATTCCAGACCCCCGGCAACACGCAGGACGCCGCCGGTCAGAATTTCGGCATCACCATTTTGCAGCGCTGCGGGATATTGACGGAAGGAACATCCATGCGCGAGATCGTGGAGGCGCTGGCGCAGATACTGCCGGAGGCGCATCGTAACGATCTGCGGAAGTAAGGAGGATAACGGATAGCGCAACGCAAGTAATCGGGTTCCCCCAACCTCGGCCGGGGGCAAGGGACGCAAGCAAAGAGGAAGAGGGCAGTTACGGTGCCGTAACCACTGTGGCGCCCTCTTTCTTTTTGGCCCGTACCAATCACGCAGGAGGATCTTATGGATACAGAGAGCCAAGTGACCCGGACAGGCGATCAAGGCGGCGGCAACAACGCGGCCGAGTCATTGGGATGGAGGGCCGGGCTACCGGACGAGTACAAGAACGACGAGACCCTGGCGCAGTTCAAGACCGTGGGCGACTTTGCAAAGTTCCACTTCGATGAGACGGGCAAGGCTGCCGCGCAGGCGACGGAGCTTGAGACAAAGCTGGCAGGCGCGATCTTCAAACCGGGTGATGACGCCGCACCGGAAGAGCAGGCGGCCTTCTGGCGGCAGCTCGGCATGCCTGAAAAAGCGGACGACTACGAATTTGCGCAGGCGGACGGCATCGAGAACTCGCCGGAGATGGTCGACTGGGCGCGCGCTGCCTTTCACAAGGCGCACCTCACCCAGGAGCAGGTTGCGGCCATCGTGCCTGCCTGGAACACGTTCGTGAAGGGCATGGAGCAGGCCCAAGCGGCGGCGCGGGAGAAGGCCAGGAGCGACGCGGAACAGAAGCTCCGCGCCGAGTGGGGCGCCGGCTTCGATGCCAACGTCGAATCCGTCAGAAGGGCCTTTATAGCACTCACCGATACAAACATCGATGCCTTCCTCGAAGAGACCGGATTGGGCAACGACGTTCGCCTCATCAGGATGATGCACACGATACACGAGCGATTCATGCGCGAGGATTCGTCGCCTCCGGGCACGGGAAGGCCGACCGATACCAAGGCCGGGATGCTCTACGACAAGTCCCCGGCACCACCCCAAGGAGGATAAGAAATGGCCGATGTAGGTGGAAGCTACACCATCATGGATATTGTCAACAGCTATTCGTCCCTGGACGGACGGGCGCAGTATATATGGGCGGCAGACATCATGGCGCGGGAATGCCCGCTGCTGCGCTACCTGCCGTTCTTCCCGTCGAACCAGATCATGAGCAACATCGGGGCGCGCAGGAGCGTGCTCGGAACGCCGGGCACCAGGCGCTTCAACGAGGGCGTTGCGCTGCCCGCATCCCACAAGACGCCGTTCTCCGATCCTATCGCCATGGTCGAGGATTACAGCGAGGTCGATAAGGCCCTGTGGAAGATCCAGAACGACCCGAACCAGTGGCGGCAGGACGAGGATGCGGCGCACGTCGAGGCCATGACGCAGAAGATGGAAGACCTGTTCTTCTACGGCAGCCTTGCGACCGACCCTGCGGCCTTCGACGGCCTTGCCGTGCGTTACAACTGCCTGACCAAGAGGCCGAACGGCGACACGACCAGGCCCTACTGCGTGGTCAGTGCGGGCGGCTCCGGAGGCGACACCACGAGCGTGTGGGTGCTGGAGCTGGGCCAGAGGAAGGTCTACGGGATATACCCGAAGAACCTCCCTGCAGGACTCCAGATCGAGGACC